ATTTGGTTACAAGATCGGGCAGGCAGGCGAAAAACTTGCCTGGTTGTGTGGTGAGTGTCGGTGAAAATGACATTGACACGTGAAGAAGAAACCGTCTGCATGCTGGCAGCGGTCAAATTGCAGGTGGACAACCGCAAATTCATGGACAACCCACAACGTCACCAAAAGGAAATGGGAACGTTCGAATACCTGGTTGAATCGGCTGAAGCAATTGGCAGCGAATGGGTTGTTGCCAAATACTTCGATCTTCCCTTCAACCCGTATGAAAACAAATTTAAGACCAAAGCCGACGTGGGCAATGCGATCGAAGTGCGGTGGACAAAGTACGTTGCAGGGCAATTGATCGTCCATGAATACGACAGACCAAACGACATTGCAGTGCTGGTCACTGGTCAATCACCCCATTACTTCATTGCAGGGTGGATTCCCATTGCTATGGCACAACGCCCGAAGTATCGACACAGTAAGCAACCAAACTGGTGGGTCACTCAAATCAATCTTCAACCAATTGAGAATTTAAGGAAATCCAACTATGGACAAAGTGCAATTTGAATGCAGGAAATGCAAGAAGATCACGGTGCAGCTGATTCACAAAATAACGGACAACCTGCCCGAAGGTGTGGAAGTAATTCAATGCACGAAGTGCGAAGTCATGGGGGTTGCGCAGATAGGGACTTCAAATGCCAATCTATGAGTTTGAATGCACGGTGTGCAAAATCCGTGTTGAAGTGGATAGATCAATCCACGACGAACGCAATCCAATCTGCTGCGGTGAAAACATGAGTCGAAGGTACTCAACTTTCGGCATTTCCTTCAAAGGTAACGGCTGGGGACATCAATGAGTTATCCACAGAAGTTATACACAGGGTGCAAAAGGTTGTGGGACACGCCCAACGGTACGCTCAAACTTGCGCGGTATTTGACTAAGTCGCTACGATCAGATCGCTTGAAGCGCGCCGCTGAGGCGGTGAGCGCGCGAGGGCGAGTCGATCTCATGGGACGGTTCTATGTCTTAACGGCATTGCTTTCAATAACAAGCATTCCAGCAGCTGAATCAGCAAACTATTCAATAGACCATTTGAAACTTTATGCACATTCAAGAATCCTGGACTATAAAGAATTTCAGTGTTTCAATAAGATCATCACAAAGGAATCGCGTTGGTCATACGTTGCGAAAAACGGTAGTCATTATGGACTGGGTCAAATGAGATCGAAGCACTATCGTGACCTAGATCCATTTAGACAAATAGACGCAACAATCAAATACATAACAGTTCGTTATCAAACGCCATGCAAGGCGTGGGCATTCCACATCAAAAGGAACTGGTACTAATGAGCAGTGCACTGAAGGACAATGGCAGCACAACCAAATGGAAACGCATTGCAAAGCGTATCCGTGAACGTGACGGTTACACTTGCCAGGCATGCGGTATGGAGGGCAATTCCGTTGACCACATAATCCCAAGAAGTGCAGGTGGTACTGATGATGAATGGAATTTGCAATGTTTATGTACAAAATGCAATTCAGCGAAGGGGGGTAGGTTTTTTAGCATGCCTAAGCCACCCCTGACCCTTCCTGGATTAGTTTCCCCCCAAAACGAATCGAAATCCCATGAAAACGACTGAGAAGCCCTCAGAAGGCTTAGGAAGCCCCCTAGAAGGCACGAACAGGGCTGAAACGGTTTTGGGTAGGGACACAGACCTACAAATCCCGCTAATCGGCGTACAAACCCCCCGAATTCACACGCCATTGAACGATTTACCTTCACGCGGGGGTGAATTGATCGACTTAGCCACTGACCTGGGTATCGATCTTATGGAATGGCAGAAATTTGCACTTATCCACACGCACAAAGTCAAGCCTGACGGTCGTTGGGCTTCACCAGTCAACACGATCGTGGTCGCACGCCAAAACGGAAAATCATTCTTGCAGCTGATCAGAATTTTGGGCGGTCTTTTCTTATGGGACGAAAAACTGCAAATCGGTTCGGCGCACCGCTTGTCAACGTCGCTGGAACAATTCAGGGCAATGGTTCAAATGATCGAAGGCAATGACAACCTGAGAAAACAGGTCAAGAAAATTCGCTGGCAACACGGCGGTGAAGAAATCGAGACGTTGACGGGAAATCGGTTCATTGTGCGGGCGGGTGGTTCGGCTGCCCGTGGTGTTTCCCGACCTTCGACGATTCACCTAGACGAATTGCGCGAAATGAACGACATTGAATCGTTTGCGTCATTGCGTTACACACTTATGGCTGCGGCAAACCCAATGGTCATGGCGTACACAAACGCAGGCGATTCCGCGTCAGTCGTACTGAACCAATTCCGCGATCGTGCCCTGGCTTCCATTGCAGGGGTCGAAGACGACATTGGCTATTTTGAATGGTCAGCACCAACCGACGAAATCAGTGTGGAAAACGCACGGCACGCCAATCCTTCAATGGGAACACTGATTCACGCGGACAACGTGCGAAGCGTTTTGAACGACCCCCCTGACGTAGTCATGACCGAAGTTTTGTGCCGCTGGGTTGTTGCGATCAATAGCGCAGTCGACGCGGCTTCCTGGGGTAATTGCCTGGATAAGACCGTCGACCTGGACATTGACAAATTGACCTGGTTGGCGATCGATCTTTCACCGTGCAGAAAATTTGCTTCACTTGTTGGGGCGCAGAAAATCGGGGGGGAACAATTTGTCGTGAAGTTACTGCATACCTGGCAAAACGATTTGCAGCTGGACGACAAAGCAATTGCAAATGACCTGGCAGATTATGCGCGAAAGTATCCAACCGAATACGTGCTTTACAGTCGCAAAACTAGTGCAGCCGTAGCCGCCCGCCTTTCACCCGCTGGCATTCCCGTTTTCGACATGGACGGGGTTTACCCGCAGGCATGCGACGAAATGCTTTCAGCAATCAATTCAGGGCGTTTGAAACACCGTGGTCAGGCACAATTGTCGGAAGAAGTTTTGGCAGCCGTGCAATTGCGCCGCGGTGACGGTGGCTGGGTAATTGGACGACGCGCTTCACAATCCGTCGTTTGCGGGGCAGTGGCAGTCGCGCTCGCAACACACTTCGCGACACGCCCAGAGAATGATCTTGACATCATGGTCGGGTGATCGTATAAGCCTGACACAATTCGGGCATGGGTTTATTTGATCTATTTGTGCCAAAGGTTGCGGCTGCCGTTCCAGCTGCGCCTTTGGACGTTGACGCTTCACTTGCACCATACTTCACTGAAAATAATAATTTCTTTCTTTACGGTATACAAAATGCAAACCGCGCTGAAGCAATGAGCGTGCCAACAGTTGCGCGCGCCCTGGGAATCATTCAAACGATTTCGTCATTGCCAATGCACACACGCAATGAAGCAACAGGCGAGAAGGTAACGCAACCCCGCGTGATCAACCAGCCTGACCCACGAATCCCAGGTTCAACATTTTGGGCGTGGATTATTTCAGATTTATTTTTCCATAATTCTGCCTATGGGTACGTTATGGAACGGTACGCGGACACTGGAAAAATCCGCGCAATGGAACGCGTAGCACCTGAACGCATTTCAATTACTACGAACGCCAACGGAACAGAAATTGATTCTTACGAGATCGACGGCATGCCCGTTGATCCAACAAATTTGGTAGTTTTCCCAAATACGCAAGAAGGTTTGCTTGCACGCGCAGGTCGCACAATTAAGGCGGCAGCCGCACTTGAAAAGGCTTCAATGAATTTTGCCAATGAACCAATACCGCAAATGGTTTTGAAATCAAATGGCACATCATTGCCCGCAGATCGCGTTGCAAAATTGCTTTCATCATGGCGCACCGCCCGCAGCAACAAATCAACCGCATTCTTAAATGCTGACGTAACACTTGAAACAATTGGTTATGACCCAAAGAATTTGCAGCTGAATGAAGCCCGCAATTACGTTGCGCTTGAATTATCACGCGCATGCGGTTTGCCTGCTTACTTTACAGATTCGCAACAATCTTCATTTACTTATTCAAACGCACTTGATAAGCGTCGCGACCTGGTTGATTTTGCATTTAGAAATTACATGTCAATCATTGAGCAAAGGTTATCTTTTGCGGATTTCACCCCAGCAGGAAATCGCGTGTCGTTTGATTTAGACGACTTCCTTCGTGGCAATCCTTACGAACGCGCGCAGGTCTATGAAATCTTGAATCGTATCGGCGCAATGTCGATCGAAGAAATACGCGAGGAAGAAGACATGCTGCTATGAAAAAACTGATCACACCCATTGCAATCACGGCTGCTGATTCAAACAGTCGCACAATTACAGGGCGCATTGTCACATTCGAAGAAACTGGCAACGCTTCAATAGGTAAAGTGCAGTTTGCGAAGAATTCAATTGAAGCGACCCCGGTGCTTCTTAATCTTGAACACGACCGCACCCGTCGCATTGGCAAAACACTTTCAATTCAATCAACCGATCAGGGCATTGACGCAACATTCAAAATTGCTGAAACAACTGCGGGCAATGACGCATTGGTTGAAGCAGCTGAAGGTTTGCGTGACGGTTTCAGTGTTGAAGTTTATTTTGACGAATACGAAACATTGAAAGACGGAACAGTGCGAATTTTGAAGGGTGAAATGACTGGTGTTGCATTAACGTCAGAACCTGCCATTCGATCAGCACGCGTTGCAGAAGTAGCAGCGACAGAAGGCGAAACAGAAATTTCAGATTCGACAATCGAACCTGAAGCACAACCAACAGAAGGAGAAGACGAAGTGGAAGACACCGTCAAAGACGCTTCAACCGCCGAAACGGTAGAAGCCGCCCAGTCAGTAACCGCAAACGTAAATGCTGCGGTCGGTGGTTGGACAACTAAGCCACGCTTAGAGTTCACCGCCGCTAAGTACCTAGAAAACACGATCCGCGCTTCATTGGGTGACGAGAATGCTCGTCAGTACGTTGCAGCAGCAGACGACACAACAGACAACGCAGGTTTAGTTCCTACACGTCAGTTGACTGAAGTAAT